GCTGTTCCTGCCACGACCCTGAAGGTCGCCGGCGGGGAATCGTGACTGGTATCATTCGATACCTGTACGTGATGGTCCTTCTTGCCCTACTGCAGAAGTTCTGCAAAGGTAGGGAGGACTACACGTTTGACTGAAGCTCGTGAGAGCTACGCTGCGATCCCTCTACCCCCTTATAGGAGGAGAAGGTGAAAAGCGTAGCCGAGCTCTGGAGTACCTGCTTGATTGAAGCAGGCACTCAGCACTGTGTGCGCACCCATCGTGACCTCGCTTACGCGATGTCACGAATCGAACAAGAAGGGATATCGTTTTTGACGATAGCTCTTCCTCGGTATGAAAGCGACGTCTTATCGGCGATCGCTCAAGGCCGAATTGGGTCCAACCACTTCGTCGGTTTCCGACGGCGTGGGGGTCTCCCCCTGTTTCTAGGAGGTTTCCTTTCCCAGTTGTTCGATCGAAAGGGAGTTCTACGTCCCGACGCTGATCCTAGAGTGCTTCGCACTCTACGGCAGATCTGCCTTCTTGTGAAGAAGGTCGACCTTCCTATCTCAAAACAGCGAGAGAAGAAGGCTGTCGAGCAATACGTCGAGACTGACAGAATGCTACCGGAGTTACCGACAACAAGGCGTTTGGCCTTTAGATCGGCCGCTAGGGTGCTCTTAAGTGAGTTCCTTAACGAGGTGGCTGTTCGTCTGCGATCAGCAGATTGGCAACCACGGCATTCCGGAGGGGCGTTGGCCACGGGCGAAAGCCCGAACAAACGTTGGGCCAACACTACCTGGACCGAGCGGTTGCAGGAACACATCCCTTGGTGGGATGATCTTACAACCTTCCCGTCTGAAATTCAACACTCAGACGTTGCGGTCCTAGCTAGGCATTCCGAACCACCTGCTAAGATGGTTTTGGTGCCTAAAACAATGAAGGGACCACGAGTAATCGTGGAGGAGCCCGTCCATTTGCAGTTTGTGCAGCAGGGCGTGCTTCATGTCATGGTCGATCTACTCTCTGAAAGGCGGTTCCGGCATCTTGCTGAAGCCTTTGGCTGGCATAGCCAGCAACCTAACAGAGATCTCGCTAAGATCGGTTCGCAAGATGGTGGCTTTGCTACTATCGACCTATCGGAAGCGAGCGACCGTGTCTCCCTTGAACTGGTGGAGGATCTGCTTGACTGTGTCCCTTATCTTAGGGATGTGGTCATGGCTTCCCGCTCTGAGAGTGTTAAACTCCCAGACGGAACAGTGCATT